GGTTACATATGCACGCATTTGGGCGCCATCCGTGATCCTGTGCCCATGCTTGCCAGACTTTACGTCGCCGAAGATGCTGGTCGTTTGCATCTCATTGTCCAATCCTACGCTACCGAGTTGTCTACCGGCTATTTATTAGCTGAAGGGGTCTTTGAGGTTCTCACTAGTTTTGAGCTAGACTGTTTCTTTTGCTTAGTTAGGGCCTTCCATCTTGAAGGTGCTTCTTCTAGGCTCAAGTTTAGAAAAGACGCTCTTTTGGGTTTTGTCCGTCTATCGGAAAAAGCCTTGGGACGAATGAGATCTGGCTCAAAGCTCGGACCTGAGCTCAAGCGTGATCTTGCTGCTTTCTTCTGGCGCCTTGAGCGTTCTGAACGTGATGCGGTTCACCTGCAAACTCAGGAGTTAGTTAGAGGAAACCTGCTGGAGTTCTCTCGTAGGGCCTAGTTAAGTTCACCGTGCTTTCAATCATCATGAACTTGCCCACTCCCGACCCTTCTCTATCGAACGTCAACATGTCTTCCCCTGTTTCCACTCGCGTTTTCGGCGGTTGCTTTGGAACCGTCTCCACCGGTAATGTTGTCCGTTTCAACATTCATGACCGCCCTGAGGTCATCGCTGCGATTGCTGGTTTCTCCCGCGCTCGCATCACCTCTCTTTCTGTCTTTGGCGTCCCTTCTGATGGCAAAGCTGGTGTCACTATCACTTGTGCGCTTGCTCTTGGCCACTGTGAGCATGCCTACCCCACCAACTTGGCTCAGATGGCCCAGCTACCCGGCTTTTCTGTTGGCGTTTATGGTCTCGATGCTTCCATGAACCAGCAAGAATTTTCTCTCGACTGCCCGCTCTCTGGTGCTATCACCAGTTCTTTAAAGCCTGTCGAGCTCGAAGGTGGTCGACCTTCCATCTTCGCTCGTGTCGTTCCTGCCGACACTGATGTTCAGGGTCCTCTGGTAGACTTGTTCTACCGCATCACCATCGAGTGCTCTGGCGTTGACATTGTTATCGTCTGATTTCTTTTCTTTTCTTGACCTCCTCACTCAGGTTCCCGTTTGGTCAGCGGATCGGGCATGCACGTTAACACGCATGCACGGGTGCCTCTTACACCCTCACTTCCCATAAAATATATCGTATACTGTGCAAATCAGTGGTTCTGTTCGTCGTCGACTTAAATGACGGATGCAGACCGGGGTCCACGGACCTCGCAGGGCAGTG